TTATCCCTTGGGCCAGCAGTTCTCGTTCCTTCAATAACACCTATAGCTTTCAGGACAGACCTATTGTCAATACCTTTATTTTTTTGAAAAGGAACTAATCCCGCTTTCTTTGTACCTCTTTCGAGTCTAGTATATAAATTTGTATCTTTTAATAAATTATTAGGCACACCAGTAGCAGTACCTATTAATCCTTCGCTTACTGGAGCGCCTTCTAATACAGCAGCATCAGGCAAAGCTTTCCTAACTGTATCAATGTTATTTTCTATAAATGAAATAACTCTATTTAATTCTGCTTGTGTAAAATTAGAAGATCCCTCAAATTTCTTAACCGGTATATCAATTTCTTTAGCAAGTGTTTGTTTTGCCCAGTTAGGCAATGTTTTAAATGTAAATTGATCTGGAGTTAATTCAGGTAGCTTTTCTGCTACTATATCTTCAAGTTCTTTTTGATTAGATTCACTAAGAACTTGTTTTTTAACTTCAATTAATTTTTCTGTAGGTTTTGTTTCTGCAACTTCAATTTCTACTTCAGGGGCAGTCTCTGCAGCTACTTGGACAGATTCAGTAATATCATCTATAAACTCTTCACCCAATACTCTACGTGATGCAGTTATAGCTCTTACTGGAAGATATTTATTTATATATGCAGCTAAAGGAACATTAGAAGCAGGATCATACGCTTGTATTAAATCAAGTATACCACCCGCGCCTGTTTCAATTTCATCAGTAAGTAATTGCCTATCAAAGTTTGGTGCGTTTTTACGCTGATCTACTATTTTATTAGTTATAGGTTTAAACTGCTCTATTATATCTAAAGCGCCATTAATACCTTTTTGTTCATATATTTCTTGAACTTTATTAGATGCTTCTTCAGATCTTGATTCTTTAATTACTGTTTCGACTTTTTTAGTAGCTGTATCTTCTTCTTCAGGTTGAGTACCTATAATTCGCTTTTGAGGAGCAGAACTTAATACATCTTTAGAAAAAGTTTGCACCATATTCCAGGCGTCTTCTGCTGTATTAATATTAAAATTATCAGCCTCATCTTTGCCTATTATAGAACCTACTATAGATTTAACATTATTAGCAAATCTTTGTAAAAAATTAAAATCTGTTTCTTTAATTATTTGCAAGTTTACCGCATCAGCTGTTAAGTTAATTAATTCTTCCGCTTGTGCCGTAGTTCCATTATATAAAGGAAGTCTGCTGAAAATTTCATTATACTGTTTTTCTGTTAACTCTCCACTTTCTTTTTTAGCTTTTAGCAGTTTTATATAATCATCTTTTATTTTATTATATTGTTCTTCTGTAAAGCCTTTTTCGGCGGCCATAGCATGAAAATATTCATGCAAAGCTGTAGATGGATTATTTACCGCAGCTCTTTCAATAATAGTATATTGATTTTTACTGATGCGATCAAATCCCCCATCAGAACCACTTTCCCAAATTTGATTAATTTGTTGCGCATCTTCTTTCGTAATTACACTTCCGTCATTTAATGTTAACAGTGTTTCGTCTGAATTAATAAAATCATTTATTGTTTCAGCTTCACTGCTTAAAACATTAACAACTTTGTTTGCAAGCTTATTTAAAGAATTATTTCTTTTTACCGCTGCATCGTTAACTTGATGTATTTTATATCCTCTATAAAAATCTCCTTCTTGTAATCCTTTAGGCTGCTGTAATTCTGTATTTACATTAGATTTTCTAAGTAAAGATATTTTTTTATCTTGATAGCTATTAAATTCTGATTCAAGATCTTTTCTAATTAAATCTTTACTAGTTTCGTCTAAGTTAGAATTAGCTATTTTTTTCCATCTTTCATTTACTTTTTTAGATTGCCTATCAGCTTCAAAAACAGCTTTTTGGTCAGCCTCAGAAAGCTTTAAAAATTGAGAAGCTGTAAAATCTTGGTTTAATGATAGCTCTTTAATTTTAGATCTTATAACACGAGCGGCTTCAGCTTTAGTGTTTATATCAGTATCTTCTGTAAAAGCACCTGAAAGACTATTTATTTCTTTTAATATTTTTTCAATTTCTTGTTTGTTTTGCTTATCTGTAATAACATCATAAGCGTAAGCTTTAGCCAAGCTCCCAGCATTAGCTACTTTAAAGCCATTACCAATAAAAAACCCTTGAGCGGCGGATTCCGTAACCCCATCAAGTACATTTTTATCTTCTCCTAATATAGTTATATCAGCTATATTTCCAATAATAGCATTTAAGCCCTCGCCACCCCCCTCGAGTGTGCCTCCTGTAGGTATATCTTTTATTGCTTGTTTAAAAGCTGGCCCGAAGCCTTCTTTGTAAAACAACGTATTAGCTGATTTTAAATCTTTTACTAATCTTACCGTAGTTAGCATTTCAGTTCCTACTTCTGCTGCCCCGTATATTCCACTAACGGCAAGTTTTTTTAAGTTGCTTACATTTAAGGCTTCATTATATTTATCTATTTCTTTTTTTATTTCAGCCTGCTCTAAAGGATCGTCTGACTTATCCTGTAATTCTAATAATTTAGGAAGTTGATTTTTAGCCTCTAAAGCTTCTAACTCAAATTGAGCCATTCGGCTTCCAAAACCAGATGCCCCAAATAAATAAGGAGCGGCGGCACCAGTGAATGCCATAACGCCGCTTGGCACAAAATTTACAAAACTATCTGACCCCCAGTTTACAAGATCTTTAAAGCTTGAAATACTTTCTACTGGTATAGCTTTTGGTAAACCTTCGGCAGATTCTTTCTGAAGTTTTTGTCGGTAATTTAATAAGTCTTTGGAGTAAGATTTTTCTTTTCCTTCTTCGGATTTAAGCATGTCTAACGGCACTGCTAAACCCAAAGCTATATCGGTAGCTGTTGTTTTTAAAACATTTTCTAGTTGATCTATATTACTATAAGATCTTTTAAAAGAATCTATAAACTCATTTTTTTTATTTAAAATAGCAAGATCCCTCAGCAAATCACTTTCCATTTGCTTAGTAGATTTTATAATTTCTTGAGATTTTTGTTTTGCTATATTATATTCATCTTCTGAATATGGAACGTTTTGCTTAACGCTTTCTTCATATTGAGAAATAATATTATTAACAGAATCTATATTGGAGTTTATTTTAGAAGCTAATTCATTAGTAGTATTAAGTAAAGCATCTCTAAGTTTTGTTTCTTGATTAAGTAATTGCACACGTTTATCTTGTGCAATATCTTCCATAAAATCTCTTCTGTTATTTTCAATTTTTTGTTTTATTTCCGCGTCTTCTAATATAATAGGTTGTACTTTTCCGGTTTGTTTATATAAATTATATTCTTCTCTTTCAGCAGTTTTAAATTGATCTTTTTTAAATCTATTTATTTTTTCTACAGTTGCTTTTTTATTTTCAAATTCAATATCAATATTACTTACTTTATTAAAATCATCAATAATTTTCTGCGATTCTTTTGAAGTTATAATGGGTGGAATATATTCTGTATCTGCAACGGTACCAGTTTTAATCTTTGGTAAATCCGATGAAATAACTACCGGCTTGGAATCCGTAACGGTAGGCTCGAGTGCTACACTTTCCTCCACAGGCGCACTCTTTATCTCCTGTGAAGGGGTTTCCTTTCCCTCCTTATCGGGGTCGGGGGTAATTGCTACCTCTATAGCATCTGGAAATTTGGCAATAAAAGCTTCGTAATCTTTTTTTCCTTTTTCGTTATCAGGAAATTCAAAATTATTGCCGTTATGATTTAATTTTTTAAACATGTTTTAGTCTGTTTTAATTTGACCAGTTAGATAATCTTCAAAACCTTTATAATCTTCAGCTTCAGTTGGTTTAGGCACGAATTCATTTGCTCTAGCCCTGGCTTTTGCAAGTAAAAGATCTACTACATACTGCTTTTTTTGGGATATACCTTTAAATTTTGGATCTTTTTCTGTTAATCGCTTAATATAATTAACAAAAATACCTGGCTGATTTAAATCCCACAGCTCAGGGGTTATAATCATGTTACCATCCGCATCTTGCTCTTCTACTGATACTGTAACTATATTTGTTTTAGGGTCAAAAATAGCTGTCTCTCCCGTAGCCTCAGCCCAAGCAACCCCTAAATCTTGCATATATAAGTTGAACCTATTTTCCGCTTGTATTTCTGGGGGGGCGGTGTCTTCATCTACAGTTTTTACGGATACTATATGATTTTTAGGTAATAAATTTCTTAATCCCCAATCTTGAAAAGTATCAAGAAAAGCTTCATAACTCTCTTTAGTAAATGGTGATCCTTCAATTGGAAAATTCTTACTACCAGGCGGGGGGTACCCTAGTCTATCTTTACCTTTTAGAACGTTAGCCCATATACTTTGTGTATCATTTGGATTGGTTAAAATACCTTGCGCCACAGGACTTAAAATTTCCGCAGCTACTAAAGCTTCTAATTGATCCCTTGACATTTTATTATATTCATCTGATAATTTACTAGGATCTTTAGGATTAAGTATGCCTTTATCTATAAGTTTCTTTTTTGTATACTCAGTAATTTTAGGTGTTATAGGGGGTCTTGTAGTTAAAAATTCTGCAGCATTAAATGATTTTGGTGGTTTTACACCTAAAGGATCTGCTATTATTAATGTTAAATAGTCATTTTCGTCAAATCCATAATCTACAGCTGACAAACCAGAAGTCCAACCTGTGCCGTAATCAATAAAATCGTTATAATTTTCAAACCCACCTTCTACAGACCAACCGCCTTCTTGGGCTCTAGCTGTTAAATTATTATTTGATTCAAAATATTCCACAAATTTTGGCCTATTTTCTGCAAAATCTAATATACTATTTAATTTATTTTGAGTAGAATCATAATTCTGAAGAGCAATCTTTTTTTCTTCTGTAGATTTTGCGTTAATAACTGCTTCAGAATACATAAAGGCATCATCTAAGGTACTCATATATAATTCTCTTTCTTTTTTATTTGCACTAACTTTATTTAATTCCCTGATTGCTGTATTCCTAAAGTCAACAAGTTTAGTACCCATATTGACATCTGCTTCCTCCCTCTTTTTAAGTTCAGCATTTCTTACGGCACTTTGCTTTTCTAAAAAACTTACGGTATTATTAGCAATAATCTTAGACATATTTGTCCAAGCAGAAGAAGTATCAGTTATAACTGTTTGTGGATTTTCGTATGCTCCCATTTTTTTTATTTATTTTATTACGATTTAGCCTCCATATATGATGAGGCAATACCAGATACCCCCGCTATGCCGCCGGCGATTGCGTTAGCACCTTGTTCTCTTGCGGCGGCTTGTGCTTGTTGTTGACCAGTTATTTGTGCCTGTAATCTATTTAGTTGCTGTTCGGTTCTTCTATCTTCTTCTTCGTAAACATATTTTCTGCCAGCAACATCAACCTCTTGTAACCTTCCAGCTTCTCTAAATTCAGCATCCTGAACTCTTAGTGCTTCCGCCATTTGCTGTTGTTGCAAGGTAGCTTCTCCTTGAGCCCTTAATTTTTCATTATAAGCTTCTTGGGTTTCAATACTAGCGGCTACACCTTTTTTACTAGCTAATGCCGCTTGAGCAAGTGCAGTAGCGCCCCCTGCACTAGCGCCTGTGGCAGCTAATATGTCTAAGGTATTAGCAAGAGCAATATCACTTTGTTCCATTTGAATTTTTGAGGCTTGTGTTGCAACCCCTAAATTATCATATGGATTATCAATCATTCCGCTTAAATCTTTTATTTTATCTGAAAGATCTTTAACTCCTGCATAAGGATTTATTACAGGAGACCTTTGTTTTTCTGCTGCAGCCATTTCGGTCCGAAGAGCTCTTTCTTTTCCTTCTGCTTGTTGTCTAGCTTTTTTTGCTTGATTAGCGCCTATTAAACTACCTCCTATGGTTGCGATACCACCAATTATTGCTGCTCCTGCTATAAATGCCATAATTTTACTATTTGATTTTCTAGTTCTTTAATATCTTTAGTGTTATCTGGATTTTTATGTACATTCATAAAAATAGATTCTTCTAGTGCTATAATTGTTCTCTTAGCACCTGGCTTTGAAATTGTATAACAAGGTGCCTCATGAATAATTGTTTCGTCATGCTCTTTAATTAATACTTTCCCAGTTAATAAAAACCAGACGTGTTCATGCTTATGTTCCGCACCAACTACTATTTGATTTTTTTGCATAACCATTTTTCTTAAATATATTTGATCTGCAAATTCATGGGTAACTGGTATAAAATCCCCGCAATCAACAATACCACCATTGTTGTGCATTATAATATTATTATTTTTAGTCTTTATTAATTTCATAAAATTTAATAACTTGATTCAACATATTCCGAAGATACAGCAAATAATTCTTTTGGTCCGCCATAATTTGTAACAGAATCAGTAGACATTGTTACCGTTACGAAATACCCTTTTATACCGCTTAATTGATTGCCATAAATAATTTCGCCTGGTGCCGCAACACTATTATTTACTAAATTAGCAAAATATTTATTTTCTTTTCTATCAAAGCCAGCTCTATTTATAGGTGGTGTTAATTGCGATGGAAATTGATTTCCAAAGTTATCATAAGCACCTTGATTATAACTATATATAGCGGCTGTTTTATCTTGAGTATTGGTTGTAGCATAAGTATTAAATTCTCCGTCTGTATTTACAGAACTAATACCAGTAAAATCTGAAACATATGAATCTACTTCCCAACCGTTACTTCCTTCGTAATTGATTGTTTTAAACACTTTTGACATGCTTACATTAGGATTAAATATAAATTTAATCGATGCATCGTAAGTTGTGCCGTAAAACTGTGCTCTATTAACATTTTGACTATAATGCAAGTACAATCCTGCATTCTTATTGGCTTTAGTGCCATTGTCAACAGTATAAAATAAATTTTTCAAACTAGTACCTAGTGCTGGCTTATAGCTAAAGAAGCTAGTCCAACCTTTTACACTTTCGTCAAAAGCTAAAGTTTTATAACTATCAGTATTTGTAGGCTGTAAAGAAACAACATATTGTTTATTATAAATATCCCACATTCCAACTGCTTTTCCTGGTCCTAATTGATAACTGTCTAAAGCACTAAATTGATCTCTAAAGAAATCAATCATTCCATAATTAGATATTTCTGTTATACCATCTTGAGATAATCTTAATACAGCGTTTCTATCTTTATCAGTAAAGTATTTTCTATAACCATAAACCGCAAAGCTTTCTGGGTTTCTACTAATACCAAAATTTCCAGCATAAGCTCTGACAGGTCCTATAACAACTTGCCCTGTAGTTGTTAACCCAGCACCTTCAGCGGTATAAATAGCGTCTTTATCTATAAGAGCATTACTAACTTTATTTTCTTGAAATATAATAAGGTTAGTATCTTCTGCATACAATTTTTGTATAGAACCGTTAGCGGGGTCTAAACTTCTTGTTATATCTTCACCTACTGAAAATTCATTAGTATTATTTACCCCTGTAGTTGAATTAAATATACCTGAATATATTAAAGAATTAAACCTTATAGAAGCTTTTGGTTCATCTTCAACTAAATATGCTTTAGCCCCATATCCAGCAGCGGTATTATTATAACCTCCTCTGATTCTAGCTTCTTCTATAACCCAGTTTTTACTTGTTTGAGCATCGGCAATAGAAACATTTCCGCGATTATATCCTCCTATAGCCTGGGGAATGCCATTAGACCCATTCCAAACCGGTTGGTCCGAAACGTTTATAGTCTTTCTTAATATAAAGCTATTAAAATATTTTACTTCTATTACTGCTGACATACGTATTATTATTACTTATTTATTGCATAAATTACTGTGGTTTCCCAATATCAGATGGGCTGACGGCTGGCTGAGCATCCCCCATACTTTTTAACCCATCACTATTAAAATACGCCGCCCATTTTCTATTAATATTTTGTTGGCCCTGGATTGTGCTTTGAAGGGCTCTTGGAAACGAAAAGTCATTACCATATTTAGCGCTTATAGAGTTATTATCAACTGCCCTATAACTATACCAACCTGCTCCAGCTGGGGGAGTCCAAGGTTGTGTTAATTCTATATCTGTATAAAATTTGCTTACATATTTATAAGCCCATTCTCTAGCATATACAGGTTTTATAGCGGCTAACTTAGTGGCCTCTGTTGCATCTTGATTATTTAAACTACTAACTAAATATTGAAAAACATTTTCAGAACCATAATTAGCTGGATAATAAAAATCACCAGATGTTAATGTTAAGCTTATCACGCCGTCTTCCGTGTAGTATTTATATTCTTCGTTAGAAGGACAAAGAGGCCCAGATCCTAGCACAATATCTTGACCTTCCCCAACATTATTACTGTCAAGTCCCCAAGGGTACCTAGCAATCAATCTATAATCGCCATATTTAGCTGGCGGGTTGTTATATAATGATTGTTGGCTTTGCCCAATAGCAAATACTTTTCGGGCTATTGTGGTTATAGAATTAGCTCCTTCTGTAGGTAAAGGTTGCAATATTGATTCTAAACAATCATTATTACTAATATTTGTAGTAGTAGGAAATGTATTAACATTACCACCATTAAAATCTACAGCTGTTATGTCTTCTGTCATAACCCCCGATGCATCAATATCTAAATTAGGATCCAGAGTAACTTTATAGTCATTGCCCTGCGTACCACCAAATTTAATTTCATTACCTTCAATATCAATAGCTTGCTCCCAATTATTAGGATAACCAGCCCCGCTGGGGTCTCTAAATTGTAAATATATTGGGTATAATGCAAAAGGAAAAGTATTTACATAATTCCCTTCATCAAAGGGAAATTGGTCTAATCGTAACTCTAAAGCTATAAATGCAGTGCCTTGAGATAACCCCCCGGTACCACTATTTGATCCCCTAGATTGTGCATTAGAATTTTTAAATGTCCAGCCACTACAATTAGGAGCGGGCAATTCAACATAATCATTAGTTGTAGTTAAAGCTAAACCTGGATATGGCGCTCTTATGTCTACTGTACCGGAGGCAGAGCCAGGTAATGGGGTAGAATCCACCGCATTGGTGTTATCATTTACCCAATAAAAAGCTCCTGAATCCCCAGAACCATAAGATAAAAAATAATCTTCCTCCTCTCCAAAGCCTTCATTAATTGGTATTTCACCAATTCCAACTTTACTTGTAATAGTATCAGTTAATCCGCCAGCATCTTGAACAGTTACTGTTATTATGTATTGTCCAAATAATTCTTCTGAAATATTTAATTCACCTGTGGTTGGATCAATAGACATTTGAGAAGGGTTACCTGATATACTCCAAGTTAAATTATTAGAATTTAAAGTAGGGCTTGCTGAACCATTTGTTGCTGTATATGTAAAAACAGGATTAGAAGCAGTTGGGTCAAAATTTACTACAGTACCATTCGTTATTGTAGGTGCTACATTACCTAAATTTTCTACTAGCTCAGCAATTACAAGGTTTCCTTCTGTTTTTTCATAAAAAGAAAAATAATACACTTCGTTTATAGAAGCATTAGGGCCATAATAAAAATAATCTGTAGTTATTAGCTCATATGTATCATAAGTTGCTGGATCTAATGGATTATATGGATCTCCATTGGCTGGTATTTTAAGTAAACTAAATTTATTTATAGTATTGCCATTTATATCAGTTACGGATACACCTAAATCACTTGTTTGCAGTGGTTCTTGTGGTATTTCATTTTCCCCAGCTTCATCTATGGGAGCAAATCTCCCAGCTATAGAAGTATTTAAAGGCACTGCTTCAGTCAAATTCCATGCAAACCCCAGTAACCCCGCTACTTCATTAGTTCCCGTTGTAATAGCCTCATTAAGTTCTGATATTAAACCAGTTGTAGAGGTTTCCCAAAATATGTCAAGTCTAGAAATAACAGGCTCAGTTTCATAAACACCTAACAAAAAGTTATATGATCCACTGGCAACTGGTAATGATCCAATAGGATTATTTGGGTTTCCTTGAGTTACTCTAGCTAAATATGGATTAGAGCTAGTTTGATAAATATCAACATAAGAACCTGTAGTAATAATACTATTTTCTTCCCCAATTGTATTAACTGTATTTGAAGATGGTAATATTATGCTAGCAGTAGTTGGTGTTATACTATCTATTTGGCCTGGATAATATTGCTGATTATAGCTAGGAGTGGTGCTTCTGTTTGGTGTTACTCTACCAAAAAGCTGTATACTACTTCTATATTGCTTTTGATCTGGCCCAACCTCTGCAAGATCTCTTGGTACTTTATTTATATTATCGTTTATAAGAGTTATAAATGACGTAGTATTTTGAGGATCTGGTGGGGATGCAGGTGCTCCAGGATAACCATTTAATATCCCACCTAAGTAAACATTGTAATACTCTTGTTCAAGTTGCTTAACAACTATTTTATAAGAATACCAACCTAAAGGATTGTAATTTGAACTATTTGGATTACCATTATATAATCCAGGCGCTCCAGTTACAATGCTTTTATTTGATTGTATTGGAGAATCAAATCTTACTTTTAAAGAATCTCCTGGCCATGAGGAAACAGGGGGTGAAAAAATTGGGACTTCCCCTAAATTACCAATTCTATATGGATTATATACTGTTGATGCTCCATATAATACATCTGATTCAGATAATCCAACAGTAGTAGAAGATAATATAGTAGTAGATGATCTTCCATATCTATCAGAAAGTACAACCCCAACCTGATAGTTTCTATTTTGTTTTAATGTATGATTAGGATATTCAATTATACTAGTAGTATTCTCAGGGGGGAAAGTATTTTCTATATTAAAATTAGATTTTGAAGAGATACCAACATCATAATTTAATACAGTGGGTGGGGTGTGTTTATCTTGATAATTGCCATATACAACTCTATTACCAATTATTTCTTGAGATAAAGCTTTAACAGGCACTTTATCATATACTCTTATTAAGGTGCTATCAGATAATGTTTTAAATGGTTTTTTAGCCTGATAATCATATTCAACATAACTATTTGTGCTAAGCGCTATTTCACTCTTAAGTATAGTATCTACTACATATAATGCCTGGGAATCTGATTCTTTAAATATTATATCTATTTCGCTAATATTAAAATTAGAAATAAATTCAGATCCATTATTAGCGGGGATAGGTATTTGTAAAAGTATCTGATTTACTTTATTTTGCATAAATTGTACAATAGTACTTCTATAAGCACTTTCTTCATCACCATTTAAAAAATACCCATCTTGTTGAGGTATAAAAAGAGCTTGTGTAAATGGCGCAAGTATAGAATATTCACCACCATTAAATTTAAATCTATAAGTAAATCTTATAAATTTATCTTCTAAAAAATCAGGATCACCCCCGTATGAAGGATTATAATATGGATTAGCAGTAACACCATCTGGCAAAAATTCACTTACTACATCATACATAGTTGTTTCGTAAGCTCCTGCGGCAGCTTCATCTAAACTTACTTTATAAAGTTCTATTGGCTGATATGGATTATATTGAGATACAGAAACTAAGTCTTCATTAGTGTAATAAACACCCCCGCTAGCGCTTCTTCTGGTAACATTTATTCTACGTGGTTGATTTCTATTATCAGTAAAGAATAATAAATTTTCAAGCATATTAACACCTGTAATAGGGTTAGTAGTAGAAAAATTTAAAAAAGCTCCTTCCGCTAATTTAACGGTATCTCCATTTAATACATTGTATTCATATATAAAGTTTTGAGCAGAAGGATTATAAGTTGGATTTGTAATATAAGCGCTATCAGTATTATTAGTAAGGAATAAATATATTGTATTTTTAGCGGGGTTTGTAAACTGCCCTATAACCTGTATACCGGAAACGGTTAAAGTTTCAAAATCTTTTATAAGTTGATTACCTAAAACATTTTCTAAAGCGCCTACATCAGCACCTTGTGATTTACTAACCTGTATATTAAAGCCTTCTCTGTATTCCCCTGATGGTACTAATCTATCATCAAGGTCTTGATTCATTTTAGACCCTATAAAAGCATTTTTAACTTCTGCCATTTATTTAACTTTTAATCCATTTAGATTTATTTCTCATTATTTGCGCTATTTCGTCTAATTTAATATTAGACAATCTAATTTTAGCGTTTCTAGTAGCAGCAAATTTTTCTTTTTTATATCTATTTACTATGTATTCAGGAGTATTAATTTTAGAGGATAGTATTGCGTGGTTTAAATAAGCATAAACAGCTTCTTCAGCCATTTTAGGTATTCTCATGTCTTGATTATATGCAACTCCGTCAGATATATATTCCAATATTATTAGAGCCCCGTTTAAATTACTTGAAAAAGCCATACTACCCTCTCTATCGTTTATAGTAAACCATCCGTTGAATTGAGATATTTCTGGATTCATCCCATAACGTTGTCCTAAAAGGCCATCAGCAAATTGATAATTATAAAAAACAGATTGATCATAGGCTGCATTATTAAAATTACCAGTAATTAATTTATCGTTTGCATTGTCCCAGCGTTCTTCGGTTATTGAAGTAGCTCTAACATTCTCATTAAAATTATCTTGTATAGGATCTCCTGTATAATCTTGTGGTAATATTTCGTAAGGATTTGAAGTAAGTGTAGTTGGATATATTATATGTTTAACACCTTGCTGGTCAATCCAAGAGGTTTTTACATAATTTACATAATCTTGTGGAAGAGGAACTGAAAGATTTGGAGGAATTGTTAATTCTTGAGATTTAATACTTTTTAAAGTATCGTAGCTTAATTCCTGTAAAGCACGTTTAGCGTGGAAGATAACATCAGTTCTTTTAACACTAGGTATAAGTTTCCCAGCACCAACATAAGCAACTATAAAGTTATTTATTAAATCAGAAATTTTAATATACGCATATCCCCCATAGTTATCTTCTACAGTATTGCCATAAGCATCCTGATTTCCATAAACACCACCATCTTGTCTTTTTAATTGTACAACAAAATAGTCGCCTTCGGGTAATTGTGTTTCTAATGTTATAACATTATCAACAACAGTATATGGGGCTATGTATTCAATATAACTGCTCCCAGCTCCTGTAGTACTTGAGTATACTTTAAAATTGTTTTGAGCATAACCAGCAGATGAAGGATCATATCCTCCAAAAATTAACTTAGTATCAAAAGTAGTAGTATATGAAAGTTGAGTACCATCAGCTATAAAACTTTGTGCCCCAGCGTAATATTGTCTATTTGTTTCGGTTATTAAACCTCCATTGGGTATTGCCATAGCTTATTAACTTTTTTGATTTATTTCTTCTTTTTGAATTTGTTGGCCAGCAGCTTGAACTATCTGCGGGTCTCTTATTATTATACCAGAGTATTGTAATATTTTTAAAATAACTTCTGTTTGCTCAGATTCTTGTAATTCAAAATTTACCGAAGTTTCATTATTATGTATATATTGCCCTAAAGTACCTACATTAAATCCCCATACTACATCATTGGGTTTTCTAACATAATCAACAACTATATTACTTGTTATTGTTGCTGGCTGAATAAATAATTTATTATTTTCATATAAATATACAGGGAAATCTTCTGTGGCTTTTGTTAGTTTTGATTTTTGTATATTATAAAAATCATTTCTTTGTAGTCTTTGTACTTCCGTAATATCTTTGTATATTACTTCACCTAGTCTGTAAAATGAAACAATAGTTCCGTAAATATCGGTTGTTGGTAAAGTAAAATATTGTTGACCTGGGGTTGAAGTATTATCGTAAACTGCATTCCCAAATGTTTTAAATATAGATATTTTTTCATCAATATTTTCTACACGGCTTGCATATGTATCATCAGTTTGAGGAACCCTTAATTGTTGATTTAAGTCTTCAAAATACTTTTCAAATATTTCAAGCTGTACCTGAGTTCCTAAACTATTAAACTCGGCGGGAGGTATATAGCCTCTTTGTTCTTTGTTTAATATGTATAAAACTGTTTGATATACAGTGTTTACGTTTATTGCCATTGTTTATTTATTATTAATTATAACAGCTAGGCCGCTTTTAATACGACCTAACTATTATAATATTACATGTTAATATAGTTTTTTCTCTATTGATTTATAAACTTCTACACCTTCATCAGTTTTAAGGTAAGAAGCAAACGCAGAAAATGGATTTTCATCAAAAGGAACAATCATTAATCTTTTATCATTTGAAGACCAATGTATGCTTCTTTGGTCCGCTGATAAATAAATAATATTAGCTTCGCTAGCTTTAATTGCAAAATTTCTTAATTCCACATTCTCGTCATTAGCTAAATTTAAGAACAAGTTAGGGTTTTTCTTAGCAAATAGCAATAAATCCCTTTTGATCTCCTTAGAAGTAAGATCTGCTACCTTAGATCCGACCTCAACTCTTAATATTGCTTCCATTTGATCTATCTCCATGTTCATTGCTGCATTTAGCGCATCAACCTCACTTAATAAATCTTCTAAATCATCCTCAGCAATTTCAATTTGATCATATTCATAATATAATACATCTTTTTTAGGGTGATATAAAGAAAGCAATTTTTGTAAATTTTGTTTTTCTTTAGGAACAAATAATGAACCGTTTTTAAACATTATATGGCCTAGTGTTACTTCACCTTTTTGCTCGCTTACAAATGGAGAATTTTGATTAGTTGCATATCTAAGCTCCTGTTGTTCACCATTTTCTTTATTGAACCAAAGCATTGGCCATCTTTGTGAATGTTTAGATTGAATTGTGTATGTTATAGGTTGATGTGCACCTTTTAACAAATAAGTTCTATCTTTAATTTCCCATTCGGGTTTTGTAGATTTTACTGGTGTTTTAGCAACAGCTTTTTCTTTTACTACTTGAGGCGCAACCTCAATATTTTCTACTGCTGGGTTAGCTTTTTTAGCCATGATATAATATAATTAAATAATTAATAAAAATGTAAAGTAAGGGGCACCACTACGATACCCCTTATCCTTACAATAATAGTCTATGCAGAAGCTGTAAACAATACGAAATTGTTTGCACCTTGAGTAACAAGACATCTTTCAGATAGGAAGTGTACTTCCATAGCATCAAGCGCTGAAGTATAAGCACCTCCAACAGAACCAGTAATCCAAGATTTCATTCTTCGATCATCAGCCTGAGAAGCTCTATACCTTACATGCAAGAAAGGTCTACGGATATTAGTTCCTAGGATTTGGTCATAAACAGTTGAAGTACCTGCAGGAATCAAAACTCCTTCAATACCAGAAACTGCTACTGCACCTCTTGTAGAAGCATCATTTAGATATTTCCAGTCTGTCTTATAGAAATCATAAGATCCTCTGCGGAAGCCACTAAATCCAAGATTCAATGCCATTTCTTCAGAGTTTTCAAACAATCCATAAGCAGTACCGCCTTGAGCACCATCAGAAACACCAGCTAGCATTCCGTCAATATCAAGAGCAAGTCCTCTATTAACAAAAAGCATGTTTTCTTCAATAGCCCCTTGAGTATCTAAATTTTTCAAAATGCTGTCAAATTCAGTAAGTCCGGTAGCTCCACCACTAAAGTTATTAAGAACGTTACCTCTTGATTGAATAGAAGCAAAAAGCCCTTCAGTACCTTTTACAGTCAACGTAGAAGTTCCGCTTACTAGCTCACCTTCAACAACTGCCATTTCTAGATAGTCTTCAAAACGTAGTCTTGTTTCAGACTCAGCTTTTAGATACCATAGAAATCCAGAAGTTCCATCTTCAGTAGCAACTTCAACCCATCCGATTTGCGCAGCATCTGATCCAGAAATTGCATATTTATCTTTAATGATGATAGGTGAATTGTTATACTGAGTAAAAGAAGGAGTGATAGAACGCTCACGACCGTCAGCAGTTCCTTTCTTAAATTCAGAACCGTAAACGAAAATCTTACCAGTTGTCAATCCTGTAAAATCAATTTCAGAACCACCACCGGTAGCAACTAGATCTCCCTGAGTATAAGGCTTAACAGTTAAAGTAGCCAAAGTAGGAGAAGTATCAACACTAGTTTCTACAAAACACTTTAGTTCTTTTCCTGTAGCAGGATCCATAAGAACAATAGTATCATTTGCAGAAATAACGTTTGCTACAAAATTAGGTCCAGCAGCAGCATCCAATACGAATGTTAAAGTGGTTCCAGTTGCAACAGTTACATTATCATAAGCAACGTGTAGTCTATTTTGCTCAGACCATACAACTTGATCAGAAGTCATGGGCATTTCTGCACCAACCATTCTTAAGAAGCCAGATAGAGTTCTGTTACCATATCTTTCTACTTCTTGCTCGTAAATTTCGGGTAAATACTGTTGAGCGAAATCATTAGTGCCATCTGTAAAGCTTAGATAGTTATCGCTAAGTATTTGTTGCTTTTGACTTGGTTTAATCGAACCAAAAGCAGGTAAAACATTTGCCATTTTTAAATTTTTTTAATTAGTTAAATCTTTTTGTTTTTATTTTTAGTTTACTAGAATCAGCTCCACTAATAGCCCTAACCTTTAATCCATTAATAAATACATCACCGCCGGCCGTTTGTCTTGGCTCAGTTGTAATGTTTTTAGTTTTAGCAATCTGTTCTTTAATAGCATCGGCACGGCCCTGCTCATAGAAATGATTTACAATTTGGTCAGTATTCCTAGCGGCATAGAGAGCCTTGTGGTAACCTCCAGGGTCTTGTAATTCACCTTGATCGTTTAAGAACGTCTCAACGAACTTTGATAAATTTTTCTGGCTGTCAGACACGGCAACAGGATCTTTTACAGAATACTTAAATTTTTTAGTTCCTACATTAAAATCGAAACCTTCGAAATTGTTGGAAAAATAATTATCAGTAACCTTTTCAAACCTGTTTATAATAGACTTTCTACTTTGTTCTTCTTGATTATAGCGATTGAAAAAATCCATAGCTTTTTGTTGTTCTTGAGTAATACCAGGTCTTAATTTAATTTCCTCATAATACTTACTCTTTGTTTCTTCCAAAAAGTTTTTGGCTTTTGCAACCTCTTCTTTAAACGCAATTTTCTTTTTGCGTATATCCTTATCCTCATCTATTTCTTCATCATAAGAAAAATCATCCAATAAAATATCGATGTCTTCTTGATCTAAATGAGGTTTTGTTTGTTTATAATATTCTTTTAATAAAGTATTATTATCAACGTTTGAATAATCCGCATTTAATCTTGCATAATCCTGGACTGTACCACCTGTTTCTTTCATAAACTTAACAAGTTTATCTATTCCTTCTGGTAATTCAGGCGCTTTTGTTTCTTCTAATACTTCTTTTTGTTCTGGTTCAGCAAATTTTGTTTCATTGCTTTCACTCGTTTCGGCTTCTACTAATTTTATAGGAGACTCTACTTCTTCTTTTTGACTTTCTTTGGAAGCAACTTGCTCTTCGGCGTTTCCTTCTCCCATTTTTTTGCCATCTCCGGATTGGTTAGATACATCCACCTTCTCTGTGCTTGACTCTTGAACGGCATTTTCTTCTGTTTTTTGTTCATTAGGGATTACCACTTTGGTAACTTCTTCTTGTACTTTATCTAGTGGTTCTGAGTCTTTTAATTCAACTTTTGTAATTTTTTGCTCTTGCACTAAATTTTTTGGTTTTGTGGGTTTTTTCATTTTAAATTCCCCCTCTTGTCTTACTTGTACTTCTGCCATGATATAATAATATAAAATTAATTAATAAAAAAATTTACCTTGGTTCAAATTGCTCTAATCCAAACCCACCTAGATTATCATTACCTGATGATTCAAAATCTTTAGGTAATAGATCGTTTTTTCTTTGATCTATAAGTTCAGACTGTTGAGTTCCTTGAATTTTAACTCTTTGATCTTTACGGTCTTCTATTTGTTTTTCTTTTGCTGCTTGCGCGTCTGCTTGTATTTGGGCAAGCCTCATTTTATATTGGAACTCTTCACCCATTAATTGTTTTTTAATTAAAGCTTCTTGTTCCATTTTATTTATTTCAAATTCAGACTTTGCTTTTTCAATTTGTACTTTTGTTTCAGCTAGTGCTTGTTGTTTTTGTACTTCAGCCAATGCCGCCGCTTCAGAAGCTTGTGCATTAGATTGGCCTTGTGCTTGAATATTAGCTAATTGAGCAGCTTGTTGTTGTTCTGCTCTTTTAGTTCTTCTTAATTTTAATACTTGATTAGCCAATTTAATATTTCTTATTTCTCTAATATCAATAGCATCTTCAAGATTAATAGAATTCTGTTGTAATGAAACTTGAATATTTTGTTCAAGTAATGCCTTCTCTTCAGCATCTGGTTCTAATTCTAAAAATATACCAAAATTATGTATATCTAAACTTGCAATTTCTTCTAGCGTTTTTACGTTAAAAGTATTAATACTACTTAATAACGCTTCTTTGGTTAAAGGAAATTGCAAAGCATCATTTACTCTAAGACCAATATTTTCTGCGTTTCTTATAGTAATATACATTAAAGCTTTTAATATATGTCTAACAGCTACATTTGAATTTGCTGCAGCCATTTTTTGCAAGCCAACTAAAGCATTTTTATCGGGAGAACTACCATCTACAGCTTCATTTAATCCAGTAGTATCTCTTATCATTTGTAAATAATATTGATAAGTTTGAATTAAAGCAGAAATTTTAGACATACCATTTGAAGTCTGTAATTCTTGAATTGGTACTTTGCCTCTATTTAAATCTCCCTCTTGTGTTAATGAGCGCCCAACAATACTACCAGTTTGGAAATACATATTCAGCGCTTCTGCAGGATTATAATTGGTTCCATTACCTAAATCAACTTCGGCTAGCCCGTCCATGTCTAAATATACCCCATCTGGTACAACTCTAGATAAAACTTGTTGTAGCTTTAAATGAGTTAATTGAATCATATCTGCAAAAGAAGTTATCTTGCTTACAACCGAATCAATTCTTCCCTTATATAATCTAGGCGCACAAATAGAGTAATTCATGTTAACCTTAGTAACATTGCCATAAGGGCGGGTCATATTTTCTGATAAATTCCATTCTAATATTTTAGGCATTCCTAAAACTTTAGCCCCTGTATATAATACTTCAATACTTCTGCTAATCCTTTCAAAATTATCGCTTTCAGGCGGATTAAATTCATCATTTTTTTCTAATACTTTTTCTAAACCTTGATCAGTGTATTTTAATTTAAATACTTGGTTAGCATAAGTTTTATATTCAAAAAATAATATAGAAACTAAATTATCATCATTATTACCACTATAATTTCTTACGTAATTACTATAATTACTTGGCCCTCTATATTTTTGAATTTCTTCTAATTCAGAACTAGTTAAATTAGGAAATTGTTTTTTTACTTCAGAAAGACTTAGGTTTTTAACTTCTCCAACATAATATATATCGTCAAAATTAGGATCTTCTGTATAAGAATAAACAAGAGCCGCGGGGTCTACATAATTAACTTTTATACCCTCAGATAAATTAAAACTTGTTTTAGAAGCACCTATTCCTAACACAGTTAAATCATATGCTATTTTTCTTTTTGTTTCTTGATATTTATTAAATTCAAAAACATTATTTATAACTTCCTCCTCTGCTATTTCAATGCTTTGCTTGTAATCTAACTGCAACATTACATCTAATTCTTCTCTTGTTGCGGGTAAAGCTTTTGGATCAGCACTTGCATAAAAATTTTGGCCTGTAGCTTGATTTAATTTTTCAATATATTCCCTATTTTGAATATCGCGCATTGCTCTAAAAGCAAACTGCGTTCTCTCTTCTAAAGCAAATGGATCGTTTGCGAAAGCTTTAATTTCATAACCTTTGTCCACCATTCCATTTACTATAATATCAACAAACTTAGGTATTATAGGTACTATTTTCCAATCTAAATTTAAATAAGACAAATCACCATTTATAGATAATTCATCTTTATATTTCTGAACAGATTGTTCGCCCCTAGCGTATAATCTAAGGTTATGGTAGTTTTGAAAATTTTGTAAATAACGGTCGCCGCCTGTGTCTTGCCTAAACCATTCATTTTCAATAGCTTGCCCCACTTGTAGCCCATAGTCGTAACTATTTTTTATTTCGTCAGATACCACTTGGTCCGGAAATGAACTATTGTAATTTGTATAAACCATTTATTTAAATTATTTTTGACGTAACTCCATCGTTATTATATTTTCTTATTTGCAAGCTTACTGGCTCAAACGTTCTTTTAGAAATTGGTGCATATCTATTTTTATTACAAGCCATAATAGCTAATCCAGAACTAATAGAAGCATCGTGCTTTGTTCTGTTATTTAAATTAAATTTAGCCCAATCATTTAAAGTTCTAATAAAATACATATTTCCGTAACTATCATTATTAAAACCCACATGGTCATTAATATAAGTTTCAATTGCGGCGGCATGGGATTGTTTCATGTCTTCACTAGAGTTCGGTACGCCACCTATTTCTCTTTCGGTTACAGATAATTTATTATATACTTTGTCGGGTCTATTCATTGAGTAACCCCTATAACCTCTTCTTTTAATATAATATAATAATCTAGGTTTATTATTTTCTGCTAATATTGGCATACCATAAAAAACTAAAGCCATTAAAACATCTTCAAAAAATATTTCAGTATTATCAGGTCTAGCAATATATTCTAAAAAAAATTGGTTTGGCGGCACATCAGCCATAGTAAATTTTGTTAACCCATGCAAAGCCCCTTTTGATCCTCTCCCATCTACTGTACCCGATATATCGTAACTATCACATCCAAAAGCCCCAAAGTCTTCATTGCCGGGGTATTTTATACCATTTTTTATAATAACTTTATTTTGCAAATGATACGGAGGTGTCCACGTAATAAAAAACCTACCATTTTTATTTGGCATAAAAATTACTTTAGTATCTTTTATACCATTTTCCCATTGAAAATTACCCTGAGTAACTAAACCACTATATTTAGCTTCTTCAACATAATCTATTTGTTCATATATTTTTGACAAATTAAACAATGATTGTTTCGCTTCATCCCTAAAGGCGTGTTCTTGTGTTCTTGGAAATTGTCTATAAAATTCATTTAAAGCATCTTGATCGGATTTTAATCCTTCTACTTCATTTTGCCAGTACTCAATTACCCCAGTGTCAATCCATTGGCCATCAATCCCTTTGACTTTTTCATCAGGGGTGTCGAATACAGGTAATCCATACATGTCAATGAATCCTTCGTAATTCCATTCCATAGGTATGAACAAACTATATAGTCCTGTACTAGTCTGTCCATTGCGGTTTCTTTTTGTAACATCCGAGCCATTATAAAGTTTTTTAAAGTTTTCACCTCCTTTATCTAACGCATTTGATGTAGATCCCATCATACACTTACCAACTATCTTGCTTCCTAATCTTAAAGTAGTTTTAGTTACGCGCCAATTATTTAATATATTATCAGGGCGTTCCCATTTACCAGATTCATCATGAATCAATAATTTTAATTTTTCACCATCATAACTGTTATCCCCTGTGTTTTTCCAGTCAATGGTTGTATCTAAGCCATCAATATCTTCCAGCTCTTCTCCTATTTCAATTTTTTTCCTAGTTAATTTTGATGCTGGAACTCTATATGCGAGCTCTGTTTTCGGCCTATCCATTCCGTCTTGTATTGGCTTGAAAAAAAACGGGTAGTTTGTGGATATGGGTACAACTTTATCGGTAAACATTTTTTTTGCATCTGCACCCGTCTTCGATAAAATTCCAAATCTAGCATCGCTTGATATTGTTGCCTGGTTAACAGCTTCCGACGATCCCATAAAGCTAAATCCAGACCGTCTATTTTTGAGATAGATAATGCCATAACATCTTTCATCGGCCTTACAGGCTTCCCAAAATATAAAGAATAGTCTATTTGATTCCCTAAAGTCTGCTGCCCCAACATCAATCTTGGTGTGTTGCAAGTACATATAATGAGAACCAGTAATATAAGTTGGAATACCTTTATTATAAAACGCAAATCCTTCATTTCTATATTTAAATTCATTATCAATATAATCGTACCAATTTTCTTTAAAGCTATCTGGGTGTTTATTCCAATCAAATACAGACTTTATTTTAATTAATTGTTCTGGAAAAAAAAGTTTTTCCCAATATTGGTCTGCTTTAACTTTACTTCTTTGATAAGCTTTATCTATTAATGGTAAGGCAATTTTTAGATTTTGAATTTCATATATCTCACCAATCGTACCATCTTTACTTATAACTACTAAGTCGTACTCTTTATTATAGCCGTAATTAAATTTTTTTAATCTATTTAATCTTTTTAAAGTATTAGGTTTTATATGTTTATCTAATACTTTATATAATGTTTGTTGATACATTATTTAGATCTTTTTTCAGCAAACCCTCCAAATTGCTTTGAAGCTGTGTCATTATTTTCTAATAATTTTTTTTCTGATTCTATTCTTGTAAGAATTTCAAATGCATCAAATATGGCTAATTTTTTTGTAGCTGCCGCATTTTTTAATCTATCAGCACTAATATCATCATCACTATCTACAATAGCTTCCTTGGCCACTTTTATTAATTCCTCAACTGCTTTTTGCCCAGCTTGGATTATATTTAATTTCGTTTCCTTGATGTTCATATTTAATAACAATATCATTTGATTTCATACAATATAAAAGCTCATTATCAATAATAAATTCCCATTCACTATTTGGCGTATACCCCACTAGGTCACCAGGAGCTATTTTAAGCTTATTTAAGACACTATTACCATATCTTAATATACCAACAAGGCTTTTAGTTTTATCTAGAGTTAAATTGTCTCTATTTAAAATTGGTTTTACAAAACAACGGTCCATAAAAGATTCCCATTTATTTTGTTTTTTATACATATATATTTGATCGGGTTGGCAAAAATAAAGATTGTCTTTAAAATATTTACTACTATTTTTTTCTTTCCCCCTAATATCGTAATACCTTCTAAATACGTTATGATGTATAATTACGTGATCTCCAGGCTTTATTACAGTTTTGTAAGCAAGTGGAGTACTTATTACCTTAGCCGTTTTATTTACAAACTTAAAAGATTCAATTTTTGTATTTAAAATTAGCTTTAAATTGTCTACTTCTATAGTATTATTATATCTTTCGCCAATAGGTTCAACAATAAAATCATAAAGACTATTCATATTTTAAATCATATTCTACAGAGATTGCCATATTAGTATTGAACTTTTTCCATGGCACTACCTCATCATCTTTTTTAATATGAATATTATAAGAACCGTCAGTATCTTCAAATATGATATAAGCTATTTTATGACCACCGTAGACTTCTTGCCCTATAGAGTAATGCATAGCATCATTTTTATAATCAGCTCCGATACTGATCTTTCTTATAATACTTGACATTTTATTTTATTGTTTAATTTCTGATTGATCTATTTCTGTGTAAATTCCAGTTTCTAAATCTACACTTATAGCCCCGTATTCTTTTTCTAACTCTTTTTTATACTCTTCCATTTCTTGAACTAGCCCAGAGTATTCATGTAATAGCACATGCTTTTGTTGTTCTAAGAATCCTACATCCCTCAATTTATTACTCATTGAAATCTGTTGGTCTTTAATTTTAGCTAATTGCTCTTCTGTTACTTTTTTTTCTTCTACTTTTTTCATTTGATTAAATTTAAATTAATTATTATTACTTTGATTTATCTTTTATTTTTTCAAAGGTCCTAAGGCCTCCTAGACCTAGCATACCTAACAAAACAGTCATTAAATGTTCCATTTGTAATGCAGGAGGTACACTTTCTGGTTTTACTACCCATATAAATAAATCTCTTATTACAAAATTATACATTAAAGCTATTCCACAAATCCACCCTATAAATGGACGCCACCCAGCAACAAATATAGTTCTGTGCTGGGCTTCAATCTCATTTATTTTAGTTTGTATTTCAATTAATTCTTTAGGGTCTAACTCTTTGCCTTTAATAGCTTCCCGTATTTCCCAAGCTAGGCCACCTGCAACAGATTTATTTCCGTTGTTACCTTTTAATAACCCAACTAGTAATTTCCACATTTACTACGATTTATATTTTAGTGCTCTTACTTTTTGTAGAACTTTTTTCCTTGAACCAACTCTTTTGGATTCAAGAACTTTTCCTCCGCCCACTAGTGGTTCGCCCACTTCTTTAGGCACATAGCCACCACCGGCCGCTGGTTTTTCGTAAAATGGCTTACCTGTTCCGGCACCAATTGTTTCAGTTACCATAGTACCTGTTGGGAAAAAGTCAGGTATTGAAGGGGTATAATCAAAATCATCTTCTTTTTTCTTAGCCTTCTTTTTTCCACCTTTCATTTCCATAGCAGATCCCTTATAAGATCCACCCATAGCAACAGGAGAGCCTGCAGCTATAGAATGTTTTGACATCCAAGACGCTTGTTTTACAACAGGCATATCTTTGTTTAAGTTCTTTTTTTCTTGATTGGCGGACTCACCACCATATCCAAATCCTTTAGGCATAATTTTAATTTTTAAGTTGTTTGTTTAGTTTTATTATAAGCTTCTTTTTCCCAAGGTAGGGTGGGACTCCCTTCTTTCATTTTAGACCTTGAATAAGTTTTACCTTTCCAATATACGTTTTTATCATCATAATTTAAGTCCCCTCTTTTAAATTGATCTACATGAACCATTTCATGATCTACAACTTTTTTTATTGTAGAAGGATTTAAATTTTTATTTATTATAATGCTACCATTATTGTTTGCTTTGCCTAAAACATTATCTTCTAAATCTACTGTATAAACAGGTGTATTATTCAATGCGTAAGGTGGGAAAATTTTAAAAGCCATTATTTATATGGAAATATTTTGTTTAACTTTTCTTTTCGATGCTTGCAACCACACGGTATGTTCAAACCTTTAGAAACAGTTTCAACTACAGACTTTATACCCGTAACTTTTGTTATTGTTTCTATAGTATCTCCTACCCCCTTGGCCTTTTGCATTATCTTAAAATTAATATTTTTTATAATAAGTTGGAGCCATCAATTGTGCAGGATCATCGAGGGCTGTTGGGGCTACATTAGTATCTGGGGCCATAGTAGACACTGGAACAGGAACTTGTGCTACAGGATTATAATTTGAATCTAGCGGCATTTGTTGCAAGTTTTGCTCTTGTGCTAATCCCTGAGGTTGGCCCATTAATCCAGCAGGTGAAGAAAATCTAGGGTGTGATCCAGAATAGCTACCCGCGTAGCCTTTACGACTGTGCACATTGTGCTCAAAGTTTTCTAAATAATGTAATCTAGCTTTATCGGTAATATTTTTATTATAAGCTTCTTTCAAGTTGTATTTATTCGCTTCGTCCATTTTTTTATATTTTATATATTTTATTTTTTATTTTTTCTACCAACCCTACTTTTACCGCTAACAGCATTTGGTATATCACCCAATTGATTCCCTACTTCTTTTACAGCAATACTAACATCTTCAATTTCTTGGGCTACTCTCTTTGCTCTTTCCTTAATTTCAGTTGCAATATCTTCAACAGAATCTGCTATAAAATCTTTATCTGCATCTTTTATTTTACCAGTATAAATATTAATTAAATAAAAATTTAGTAAAATTGATAGTACAGAAATAATTGATAAAATAATTGTAATTGTGTCCATGATATATAATTTATTTTAACAGTTCCATTTTCTTCTTGCGGCTTTACCTCTTTCACTTGTCCAGCTTTTTGATCTAGCACAAAAAGATTTTCTACGTTTCCAAGCTTTACTTCCTCTTTTAAGTTTTGAAGGCGGGGTTGTTACAGCTGTACTTAATTTACTACCTGGATTATCTTTTCGATATTTTTTAACCCCTTTTTCTGTCATACCACCACCGGCTTTACTACCAGTGCCGCCATTCTTTTTTACTTCTGCGTAATATCCTAAAGATTTTTCGCGAGATGGGGCATTTCCTTTTTTCAAGAATGGAGAAGAATTTTGAGAATAAGCCATTATTTATTTTTTTAAATTAACCCACCTTGATAAAGTATAACCAATTGTAACTAACAATAAAATTATTTTCAATGATACTTCTATTTGTGTCATAGTTACACCTAACGTAATAATGTTCGCTACGTATAACCTTATATCTGAGATACCCATGGCTACTACTTAAAAGCTTTAGCTTTTTGAGTAATAGGGCCGGCGGAATAAGATACAGGGTATTTTTTTACTTCCATACCATTAATACCTGAACTAGAGCCTTTACCCATTGGAAAGCCATCAGTGTCTAATGGACCATCCCATACTGCATTGGCACCTACAACTCCAGCTTTTTCAATCAAACTGATTTTTGGATCTTTTAGTTTCATAATTATCTATATTTATCTTTATTAACATTATCAATAGAAACCTTTAATACTTTATTAGTGTAGGTTTCACCTTTCATTATTACGTTTCTTCGCTCACTAGTTGGAATATCTTCTATGCCTAACATCATTTTATACATCCTATTTATAAGCTGTTTACCTTTAAAAGAAACTCTGTATATATGGTATTTTTGGGTAGTCATATTTCTTTTTCTCCATACAACAATCCAACCTTCTTTTAATAAACTATTCCATCTTCTATTATTCCAACTATAAGAATAAGCGCCCATTTTAAAATCAATTTTAGTAAACAGGTCAATACAATCAAGATATATTAAAAGTTCTAAGTCTGCATCAGTTATATTATTATTTTTCGCAGCCCACTTACGTATTATTCTATAATGTTTTAGCAAGTTCATATCTTTGACATCCCTCGCTTCTAACCTTTTCATAAAACTATTACTATATCAGAATCTTTTATTACTTGGTATATTTTTTTATCTATTTCAATATTATGGCCAGCATGTCTATCATAATAGATATAATCATTTTCTTTTATACCTTTAATTTCAGAGCCAATAGATATAACTTTTGCTTTATTATATCTTAAATCTTCTCTTTGCTTTTCACCAAGTATTAATCCCCCTTTAGTTTTTGAAGATCCTTGTTTTTCTTTTTCTATAATTAAGTTTCTACCTATTGCCTTCATTAACTCTTAAATTATTAATTATACAATCGGTAGATAAAATAGTAGTTGCAACAGATGCAGCATTTTTAAGTGCAGCTTTAGTTACAAGCAAAGGATCAATTATTCCTGCTTTAACCATTTTAACTGACTTACCTGTTATCACATCTAAGCCCCATCCTTTTTTTTCTGAATGTGGTTCATTGATATTAGCATTATCTAAAATAGTGTAATATGGAGCTTTAATTGCATTAAAAAGTATGCTTTCAGCTTCATCTTTAGGTTTGATAAACATAGAAGCATTTAACAAAGCTACTCCACCGCCTGCAACAATACCTTCTTTAATAGCGGCTTTTGTAGCACAAATAGCATCTTCAACCCTATCGGTTTTTTCTTTTAATTCTATACTTGAATCTGCACCAACTTTTACAGTAGAAATTTTAGCTGATAATCTAGCTATTCTTTTCTCAAGTTTTTGTATTTCAGGTGGTACAGTTGCTTTTTTAAGATCTTGCTTAACACTTTTAATTAATTCTTCTACAGCCTCGGGAATATTAGATACTTTAATTATTGTTTCAGTATCATTAGTAACAGCTTTTTCACAAAAGCCTAAATGCTCAGGTTGAATCAAATCCATATCATCACCTAAATCTTCATTTATTACTGTAGCACCAGTTAATAAAGCAATATCAGAAAATGTATCTTTTCTATTAACTCCATATACTGGAGCATTTACAACATTTACTTTTATATTACCTTTTACTTTATTCATTGCTAATGCTGAAATAACCGTTGGATCCATATCAGCAATTATAAGTAGAGGTTTATTATTTTTAATAACAAACTCTAATATTGATTGTATTTTTCTTATATTTTCAACTGGAGATTCTATAAGTAATACATAAGCTTTTTCTAATTCAGCGACTCTATTATCTTTTTTAGTAATAAAATGAGAATTAATTAATCCTTGTTCATATTGAATACCATCAATTAGTTCTGCGGTAGTTTCTGATGATTCAGTTTGCTCCATCATAACAATACCTGTTTCATCTACTAATTTAAAAGCTTCTGCAATAACTGAACCTAATTCTTTATCATTGTTTGTAGATATAGTAGCAACTTGATTTATCATATCCCCTGTTACTTTAACAGAATTATTTTCAAGATACTTTATTACTTTATCTACTGCATTATCAATACCCTGTTTTACTTTTCTAGGGCCAAGTTCTTTTAATTTAGGATAAGCTTGTTTTAATATTGAGTGTGCTAGCACTGTAGCCGTTGTCGTTCCGTCGCCAGCTTCTTTAACAGTTTTCCTAGCAGCTTCTTTTAAAAGCGTAGCACCCATATTTTCTATAGGGTCTAATAATATAATTGAATCCGCTACAGTTACCCCATCTTTTGTAATAACAGGTTTTCCCGCCCCATCTTCTAATATTACACGTTTACCGCTAGCCCCTAATGTGGAGCTAACGGCTTTCGTGAGTTTTTCTATACCTTCAAATAATTGTTCCTTAGCTTCGTTTCCAAAGCTTAGGTTTTTGACGATTGCGTCTGACATAATTTAATTAAATTTAATTTAAGTATTTTATTTAAAAGGTTTTTACAACAACTGGTCCTTCTGAAAGTTTTAATTTTTTAGTGTAATGTTCAATTGAAGACTCTATTGCTTTTTCAGCTCCTTCAATTGTTTCACGTCTTGTAATTCCAGTCCAGTTTTTGTTAAAATCAATCCATTCAGCTTGGTAATAGCCATTAGGAAGCTGTGTTATTCGCCAATTTTTTTTCTTAATGTAACGCCTCCACAGTTTTAAGGTTGATTCTGAGATTTGGTTGCTTGCATTAGTTTTTAAACTAACTTTAGCGTCTGACCATGAATTGGTTTTGTAATAATAATAAGTCATTTTTTTTGGTTTAAATTAGTTTTAAGGTTATGGTTTATAATTACTCGTAATTATTTAGGTTTACATTTTATATTATTAAATCCCAGGAAAGCGTATTTTCATTCCATTTATATTCCTGCCCATCATTTGGTTTAGGTACAGGCGCTTCCCAGGAACATGTATTTTCATTTAATACCCAGCTTTCAAAAGGCTTTGGTGGAACAAAAGCATTTCTAGTAATATCAAATGTATATCCTTTTGCTGCAAATCTTTTTCTGAATGAGCCATTATATGAAGTCTGGGCCCAATTTGTTTCATTGCCAAATAATGATTTACAAAAATCAATACCTAATGATTCTTCTTCTTCATTATTATTATTTGTTATTACCTCATTATTAACAACAATAACTCTTTGTACTATATTATCTTGATTTAATTCTGCAAAATGTGCCATAATTATGTTGTATAAGTTCCAGAACCTGTGAATTTTAAAATAGTATCTGTCCCATCGGTAGTTACTGTTGGCGAACCAGTTGTCGTTCCAGAATATGATGCGGTTGGCAATCTTAAAATAACAACTCCAGAACCACCGGAAGCCCCGTAAATAGGAACGCTATCATCACCGCCGCCACCACCACCGCCGCCTGTATTAGCAGTACCAGCTGTGGGCATTATGCCACCAGCGTCCCCATCACCTCCGGTTCCGCCGCCACCAGAGCCTCCTGATCCGCCACCACTGTTATCACCCGATCCACCACCTCCACCGGAATATGTAATTGAAGTTCCAGTAATTGAATCAGCGCGTCCGGATCCACCATCACCTCCAACATTACCACCAGGCGAATCACTACCAGCGGTTCCAGCTCCACCGCCACCGCCTCCACCGGATCCACCATTACCAGCTCCACCGTCATTTCCATATTGAGTAATACTTGCGCCGGAATTAGTAGCAAGCCCGCCATCTTCACCTCTTGATCCTCCACCACCACCAGAAGCGCCATCTTGGCCAATTCGGGCATCTCCAGATCCAGAATTATTTCCACCACCACCACCACCAGTAGCAGTTATTGTTGAACTACTTGGAATAGAAAAATAACTTTCGTTCCCATTATTTTGTATATCGTTTCGGTCGGTAACAGACACTCCACCCGCGCCTACAGAAACCGTAATTGTAATACCAGCGGCTGAAATTGTTTCAACTCCTTCATCAACTGAGCTTACAAATCCACCAGCTCCACCGCCTCCAGCTTCATCATTATTTTCTGAATACCCACCGGGAGCGCCCCCACCTATTACAAGGAAATCTAAATCATAAGAAGTAAATGCGTCTGGCCAAATCTGTGTTGATCCAGCGTATACTTTTGATAATTGAGAACTGCCTTTATATATAGCGGAAAGTGATGAAGTATTTTGGTGTATTGGCATTATGTAATAAAATATATTGT